ACCGAGAAGAGAAATGTCATTAGATAAACATTCATTTCAAGCCCTTTCTGTTGTTGTTAGGGCTAGATTACATCAGGCGTATGCGACAGCCGCCTTTTTTAGATAACGAAATGATAACGATTTGAGAAGGGTCTTCATCTTCAAAGTAGGGAATTCCTATCTCAGCGGGCGCGACCATAGACTTTGCCCTGCACGATAAATGTGCCGTTCTTCTCGATGTGGATTATGTCCACTTGGACATTGCTTCCCTTGACATACATGATCGCAAAGGCTTGCTGCCAATTAGCCGTTCCCTTGGTGTATGAGGCTTGTCTGAAGTCCATGAGATTGCCTACCTCAACTCCATGCAGAACACGCCCTAAACGCCCACCAGAGGCCTCTGTGAAGGCGCTACGCCCTGCCCTGTGAGTATGTCCTGAGATTACATTCTTCCCATGCCTACGGGCTGCTTCAAGGGCTGAGAGCCCACCCTGCTGCTTGATAGGCGTATGGTCTCCATGGACTGCAATCCAGTTAGGAGCGATATTCATAGGGTTCTTATGGAAGGTTATGCCTAGCTCATCGAACTTCATGAACTTCTCGAAGCGCAGCTCTGGCAAGGATAAGAATGAGGGAATCTTCTTCATGATGATGTTGTACAAGCGATCCGTATGATTAGATCTTATACAGTCAGTCACGCCTAGTTCCCAGAGAAGCTGAACGCACCTGTCACGATCATCGCCAAGGCTCTGCTCATAGGCTTGAGGTGTGCCCTCTGACCACTTGCTTATAGTCTGGAAGTCAATCTCGTCACCGATAGTTACTGTCTGGTCTGGCTTAAAGGTCTGTAAGAACTTGGCTATGTTGCGGGTGAGATGTACATCTTCAAAGGGCACTTGAAGGTCACTGAGAATCACTATCCTTTTGACTGAAGCCATTAGTCCTCATCATCATCTTCATAGGGTATGTTATCTATGCGATTGGGTAGGTTAGGGATAATCCAATCAGGGAAGGATTCACGATCTGATAGCAACCAGAAAGCATGAGTCTCTGTAAACCCTGCTCTGCGTAGAGACTTGTAATACTCGTTCAACGCTATTGCATAAGCATCTAAGGCGCTGTAAGTATCTAAGTCTATGACTGGTCGCTTCCTTGCCATAGGTAAAGTGTTACTTACCTAACAGCTCGATGATTGTATCGACACGCGCCTCTAGTCGATTAACCTGATCCTTAATGCTTGAGCCGCCATTGGGCTTGAGTTCTGCTAAGTAATGCTTAACTAGAAACTGTAGAAACGCAGCAGTGCCACCTAGAACAGTAACAATTCCAACGGCAACAGCCGAGATATCTACCGCGCTCATTACTTCTTAGGCGTTGCGTATCCGAATACGCCTGCTAGTACAGCCCATAGAACAGAGCGATAGTCGAGAGCGAAATTAGATGCACCCCATGCAGCTAGAAACGCTCCTGCTGTAAGGATTGCTGGGTTCTTCATGTTCATGTTGTGCCGCCTATCATTGGGATATTAAAGAACGAGCCATCTGCATCGCCCTTCTTAGTGAAAGAGATATGGCAATGATGGTCATGCGGATTGATTCCAGAATACTTGCGCCAGCGCCACCCCATGCGAGGGGAAGCAATCTTTTCTGCGAATATGATGTAAGCAATACGCTTGCTTGGGTCAGACTTTGCAAAGAGTCGTATCTGATCCGCAAGGTCAGGCATGAGGTCAGGCTTTTTCTTTCCAGATAAATCCCTGTCAATATCAATGGCTCTGACAACGAAGCCAGCCTTTGCATCAGGGTTATGATCAGAAGGGCGCGCTGAATGACGGGTATCGCCAATCCAGCCGTCTGAGGTTCTATCTCTGTCTGGATAAGTATCATCTATCTGAAGCCTTAACTGCTGACCGGCTTTGCATAACTTAGGAGTCATGCCAGTAGAAGTTTAGCTTCGTCTGCTGTAATGCCTAGCTTTGCAAGTAAAGCAGCCTTGGCTGTTGCATCAGCTTCTGCCTTAGCATCGGCTTCTGCCTTGCGCTCCTCTGCAATAGCAGCCTGAGCTGCCATCTCTGCAACTTCAGCATCGGTGAGCTCGATAATGCTCTCCACGCCTGTCTCGCAGTTGATTTCGATTCTTGTTGGATTAGGCATTTTTGACTCCATATAGATAGATGGTTGAGTATTGAACGAAGTTAGAACCGCTATCAGGTGTAAATGTCACTTGGTTAATAGCGGCTGTATTGCTCCATAAGTTAGCGGCAAAGCCAGCGTAAGCAGTAGTGCCGTTGTTCTCTGATACGCCATCGTTAGACGCTGACTTATATGTAGCGCCGGCATAGTTAGGGATATACAGCTCAGCATTACCGAAAGTGCTGGCTGTCGCATCTGTTGTAGAGGCTTGGTAGGCAAGAAGCAAGGAGTTAGATGCAGAGGTTGGAGTACCCGATCCTGCGCCTTCTAAACGGCGGCTTGATTCATTGGTGCTACTGCCATTAAAAGAAATTTGCAGGATATCGCCTACATAACCTGAACGAGTAACGCGGGCAGATATCTTAAAGCATAAGTCTGTATAAGTGCTTGGAATACTAGAAAAGTCGATGCTAGTGACTGGCGAAGCGCCTACCGTGTAACTTGCAATTAGTTCAAATGTATTAGGCATTATGCAGCCGCGATTCCGTATAGGGTAAAGGTTGAGCCGCTTACCCAGTTGCCTGTTGGAGCCGTAAGAGTAATTGATGAGATTGCGCTGGTCGAACGATAAAGCCATACAGCCGCATAAGTTGCATCAAAAGACTGATTCATACGAGATAAAGCAGTTTTGAAAGTAGTCGTGTTTGAGTAATTCATTATGTTAATGATGGCATTAGCTGTGACGGTTGAACTGCCGTTTGATGGATACCAAGCGGTTTCACCAGACCCGCGACCTGATGAAGCGGAACTGCCATTACCCAAAAGTGTTGTGCGTGAATAGAGCGCGCTGGAGTCGCCATTAAGGCGCATGACGCAATAGTTGTCTGAGTTCTGAGCAGCCATTACTAACTGAATGTCTGTGTAAGTTGAAGGTATAGAGCTAAAGGTAATAACTCCGCTTGACCCGTTTGCTGTGTAGGTTTGAATCGGGGTGTATGTTGATCCGGCTGCCATGATTACCCCTTAATTCCGTATAGTGCGAAAGATGTTGCAGCCGCAAGATTGCCGCTGTTGCTAAATGTAATAGAAGTAACTGCGGCTGTATTTAGCCAAAGCCCTGAGCTAAGTTGAACACGCCGATAGGCTGTTGCTCCATTGTCATCATAACCATTTAGAGAACGAACAGTTGTATTTTTAGAAGTATTCGCATAATCTAAAATATCGATTACCGCTCCAGCGAATAGTGCGCTGGCATTAGCAGCATCAGGTGATGCAGAAGGTAAATACATAAAATTGTTGCCTGTAAATGCTGCTGCTGATGCAGCAGAACCGTTACCAATAAGCGTATGTGTAGCGTAGTTTGCTCCAGTATCGCCGTTTAATCTAAAGGCGAGATTATCAACCGCGCTACCTGTCGAGCTTCTAAAAATTCCACGAATCTGTAAATGCTTATAAGTCGATGGGATAGAACTAAAGGTGATGGTTGCTGTATCTGAACCAAGAGTTACAGTCGCAATAGACTCATAACTGTTAGTGACAGGCGGTACTCCACCGGCATAAAGCCCTGCTGTGATTGCTCCAATCACTAGCCGATTGCCCCTGCAACGTACCAAGTGTCTGTTGCTGTCTTAATGCAGACTGCTGTCTTGTACTGAGCCAAGGTTGGAGAAGCTGCAACTGCACCTGCTGAAAGAACTGTGGTTGTGCCTGATGTGACTGCTGAGATTGTGCAGAGTCCTGCGCCCTTGTTGAGGACTGTGATTGCTGTGCCTACTGGGAAGGCTACTGAGGCATTGGTAGGAATCTTGAACGCTACGGCTGTTGCCTTGTTCATAGGCACTAGGACTTGGTACTGATCGTCAGAGACTGCTGTGTAATCTGCTGTCTGGTCTGCATCGACGGTAAAGGTCACTAAGCCGTTAAAGATAGGGGCTGTGAGGATATCTCCTGTAACCGTTGGGAAGCCTGTTGCCATCTGTTTATCTCCTAGTAAGTCATTGCACTAACGCCAATTATACCGCGTTCTGTGCTTCCTATGATGAACCCATCGACGATAGGCTCAAGTGTTGTTACTGTAACGCTCATGCTGTTAGGGCTGATATTCCACGATAGACCTTGGCATTGCAGAGTCTTAACGATGGTAGAGCCGTCTGGCTGGATATTGCTGATTCTTAGATTATCAAAGTAATCCAAGCCAATCATTGTGTCAGTTGGTACTGCTGGGTCTAATAGATCAACAAGCATCTGGTCGATGCGTATAGTTGTCTCAGCTCTAGTGGCTACATAGGTCGCAGCGATATTGAGGGCATTAGCATCGGTATCGATTACCAAGTCCTGAGTGCTGTACTGATGAGGGAAGTATCGGGCAATGCTGGCTGCGTTCTCTGCGAACTGGGCTGTGCCGCCTACGCGTTGAATTGAAGCCTGATTGATGATGAGCTTATCGTCGAAGGCGAATACGAGGTTACGGTAAGGGATACCGCCGGTCTGATTAAACTCGATAGGAGTTCCAGAGATAGATGAAGCAACTGTGTTTCTATCCTTGAATACTGCTGTGCCTGAGCCATTGATAAAGAAAGCACCCTGTTCTGAGAACTCGACATTCTTGATGGCATTAAGGCTTGTGCGAAGTGTTGCTGGGTCTGCGATACATTGAGACTGTCCAGTAGCGATTGTGCGCATATTGGAAGGGAAGTCCACCTGATCTAATATCTTGCCTATGCGTGTGCCAGTTGCTTGCCCTGCTCCTGAGTCTGTGACTGTTGTAACTTGGGCTAGGTTAAACAAGCGGAAGGCGTCAGCGATATAGATATCGACATAGCCCATCTGCTCTGCTTGGTCATAGGTATAACGGTACTCAGTTGTATAGCCTGAGAATAAGAACTCTTGGGCTGTCGCTGTTGTAGCTGAAATACGCACCTTGCGCAGAGGCACTAGATAGCCGTAATACGGGCTGGCTGTGTTCTGTGGGTTGAAGTAAGAATCTGGGTCTGTGATGCGTACAACGGCTGTGCCAGCGATATAGGTATCGGCTTGAATATCTCTGCCACGGTTGATAGTTATATTAAGGACATTAGGAGTTAGATCAACAATAGGAACTGGAACTGTTGATGAGCCAAGTGTGCCTGTGCCTAGAACTCCGTATTTAGCATCGCCAATAGTAAATGGGTAGCCAAAAGTAGCACCAGAACTAAAGTCGAAGGATACGGATATCTCAGCAGGTAGAGCCATCAGCGACCTGCAAAGCTTCCGTAAGTTCTATTAACGCTCGAGGAGACTCCTGATAGAGATGAATCTTGAAGTGATGTGGCTACTGCCTTGCCGTCAATCTGGACAACAACTGGTCTGTTTAATGCTGCAACTGCCAGCGCCCACGGAGTCTGAGATCCGAATTGTGAATCCATGCTTCCACCCTTGGAAGGGTCTGCAACTGAATATGCAAAGCCGCTTGCATTAGTCGCGTTAGTTGCAACCGAAGGAGTAACTGGAGTGATTGGAACTGCTGCTCCACCGCCTATAGCAATAGACTTAGCCTTAGCGGCAAGCATATCGAGATAGGCTTCCCATGAGGCAAATGGATTCTTAGCGTCTGGAAGGCTTGCCAAGTATCCTGCGAGCTTCTCGCCTAGTCCTTGAGCCTTGGCAAGCTCGTAGGTTAGCTTCTGAGCTTCTGAGGTATTGCCTACAAGTAAAGCGAATTGAAGTTCAACGCGCTTACGATCCTCATCAGATAACTTACCCTTGAGGGCAGCAATGAGTTGAACTTGCTCTAGGTCAAAGATAGACCCAGCCTTCTTAAGAGCGTTCTGCTTCTTCTGCTCTGCTGTGAGAGCCTTTTGAGATTTGACCTGCTTATTCTGCAAGGCTGCTAACTCTTTGGCTCGCTTGGCTGCTGCCATCTCTGCTTGACGCTGCTGGGCTGTGCGCTGTGCTGTACCGGCTGGAGATGCTGATCGATTAGTTGATGGTTTAGGTGCTTGCAGCATGACATCGACATCGCCACCTGCTAGAAAATTAGTATAACCTTTACGGAACTTCTCAATCAATCCAATGCCAGTACCCAATGCGACTATTACATTGCTAGTGGCTTTGGCAATGTTATCAATTGCCTTGGCTGCATCGCTGGCTTCTGTGCCACCCCCTACGCGAGCGAGGGCATCTACTAGACCTTTGCCGATTGTCTCCTGAGCTCTTCCGGTTGCTGTTGTAAGGACTTCCATCTTGTAAGAGGTTGTTTCAAGGTAAGCCTGTGCTGAACCTGCTGAACGGGCAAGCATAATGCCGAGAATCTCATTGAATGACTTAGTTGTTATCTCAGCTCTAGTTAAGCCTGTGTTGTACTTGATTAAGCCTCTAGTAATTCCTACATAGCCTTTGCCTAAATCTGTTGCAACCGTGGCTAAATCAATACCGCTTGCTCTTGAGATTTGGATAGCATCATTGAGAAGTTTTTGAGACTGGGTTAGTGATCCAGTTGTTGTCAGTAATCCTTGGAAGGCTGGTCGAAGTACATCATCGGCTATTGCTGCGCTGCGCTCAAGGTTGTCAATAAAGGTTGCAACCTGAACCTGAGAGAATGAAAGCCCAAGGTTATCTACTGCCGTTGCTAGGCGGTTGGCTGCCGCTTCATCGGCTGCAAAAGCCTTGACTGCTGCCTTGCCATAAGAGACAAGTGCAGTTGTACCAAGTGCTAGTCCAAGATTTCTAAGAGTCTTGTTTAGTTTAGCAGCGGCTGATTCGGCTTTCTTAAATCCACGGGTGTCAGCCTTGGAAGCAATCTTAATCTCTTCATAGATTGTTGCCATTATGCTGCCTTCCCTAGACCTTGTTTAGCGCGAGCTCTAAATTCTGTCAGAGCCGTGTCAATTGCTTTATTAACAGCTCCTTCTGCCTTGCCTCTGTTCTCAGCCCAAGCGCGATAAATCAAGCGACCTCGACCTTTAAGGCTGCCGACAAGCGGTGGCAGATTAGCGATGAATTGTTGTCCGGCTTTAGGATTTCTGGACTTGCTGTATCGGTTGCTACCAGATCCTTTAGTGCCAACCCAAGGTTGTCCATTAGGGTTAGCGCGACCAGCGCCTTCATAGATAGAACCTACGCGGCTGTTGTTCTGAACGCTTGCCATCGAGCTAAAGCCCTGTGCGTTTATCTTGCTAGGGCTTGCTGAATACTTAATGCCAGCCTTGATGATTGAGGCGTTATAGGTAGGGAACTTGCCCTCGCTAAATGAGCGACCAGCCCACCCAGACATAGGAGACACAGCCGGAACGAATCCCTTTGCTTCTCTTACTACTGGGCGTAGAGCTGCGCCAATCTCTTTGCGTAAGGCTTTCTCAAGGTCGGGTGTAAAGCGACGCATTGCTTTGCGAAGGTCAGCGTTTCCGCGTATTTCGATGCGCATCGCTTCGCTCCTTCCCTATGTCCTTAAGGACTTCTAAATGTGCCTTGAACGCCATCGGTGATAACTCAACAATGGTTTGGAAGGGAACTCCATACTCGTAACTCAAGCGAGCTGCGAGATAGGTGAGGGAGTTCCGATCTACCCTAAAGGGTCAGACTCTAAGACCTCAACTGACTTGAGTGTCTCTAAGAACTGTTCCCCGAAAGGTTTGACTGTTTCACCCGAACGCCTAATTGCTTCCCAGCAGAGCCAATATACATCTGACTGCTTCTGGTCTTCTATCAGAGCTTTGTGAAAGCCCTTCTTGGCGTATTGCTCGAAGGCGTACTCGATCAGGGGAGTTATCTCAAACTCTTGAACCTGTCCGTCAGCCCTTGTTACCTTTAGCTTTGCCATGTTAGCCCCTTAGTTAGTTGGTTAGAATGTGCCAGTTGTTGCAACTGCAACAGTACCAGAAACGTTCATTGTCAAACTTTGGGTGCTGAGGTCGCCTGTTGCACCGTTGATATCTGTTGTGTTGTTGATAAGGCAAGTAGCGGTATAGAGAGGGTTAGTCGCTGATACTGCTGTTCCCTTTGACTGAAGAAGAACTACTGTTACGTTAGTTCCCCATGCAGCCTGAAGTGTTGCAAGAACTGAAGCTGTTGCTGTGTCGTTCAAGAAGTCGATTGTGATAGATGATGCTTCAAGACCCTTGACGAACTTGTGTCCTGAATCGCCCATTGCTGTTACTTCAAGTTCATCGAATGAACGGTTGAGAGTAACGCTTGTAACGTGGTCTGATAGATCGACGGTATTAACCTTTACGCCTACCAAGTTGCTCATGAATACTGCCATTTAGGTTATTCCTCGTCTTTCTTAGTGGTTGGTTTTGGTGCTGGTGTTGATGGAGCAACCTGTCCGATTTTCTCCAAGAACGCTTTTTGTTCATCGTGCCATTCTGACATGATTAACTCCATTCCGTTAGGGTACTGATCTGTATTGTACAGCTCAGTAAATCTCCAGTAGGTAGGCTCAGAACGGCTGGTGCGCTCACGCTCCCTACATTGAACACAATGCTCGATGCTTCCAAGAGTTGAAAGATGCGCACTATGTCATCTTCAATGCCTGCAAGGTTGCCTTGGTTATCAAGTAAAGGCACAAGTATGTTAAGTGAAAAATTAGCCATTGGGGCAATAGATGTGTAATCGTTATTAGTCGGGGTGATGTATGGATCAGCAGGACTGATGATTACAGAGTTAGCGATTGGGCTTGCTGGTGGGTATGAGAATATTGACCACTTGGTGTTATCAGTAAGAGCCGAAGCAATGCTAGATCGTAGGGTGGTAATTGCTGGCATTAGCCCACCATTGAGTTAGGGCTGAGATATGGTGCAAGTAAGCCACGAACGCGAGCCATGAGCTGATTAGACATTGTGTAAGGGCTTGGAGCGAATCCATCAATGCTCACGCCTTGTCCGGTTGGAGCTTGACGAGCTTGCCAGATTGCCACGCTAATCATGAGGCTTGCCTCTTGGACTGCTGCAATAGTTGTGTAATCAACATAGGTATCTGCCGCAACCTGACCATAAGGGTTGATTGGGTGATAAGGATTATCTACTGTGTGGTTAGTTGTGACATTGATACTCTTCTCACCAACGCCGGTGATTGTCTTAGTTCCATTGAACTTAGTACCGGACTTAGTGATCACAACTGACTGTCCTACATAGAACACATCTTGCACATAGTCGTTAAAGTAAAGAGTTCCTACTGTGCCGACATTGCTGTGAGCAATGGCAGGAGTCGTGTTAGTCCATAGAAAGGGCAACATAACATCATCAGCAGCATCGCAGACGGACTGCAATACGGCATCGGTATAAAGAGTTCCGATTCCGAGAGCTGTGCGAAGTTCTGCAACTGTTGTTGTACTCATGTTGTCCTTTCTAAAGACTCAAGGGAGCTGCAAGGGCTCTGGCAGCCCCCTTGAGCGACTTAGTTCAAGCTGATTAGGCTTGGAAGTTGTAGCGGTAAACTCCGCCACCATCTTTAGCAACGTAAATTGCTAGGTATCCGTAAAGGTTGATTTCAACCTCACCAGATGTAAGAACATTTACGCGGAGCTGTGTTGTTGGTGACTCCCATGTGTAAACTGATGAAGGTGCAACAAGGAACATCGAGTTATCGCCTGTACCTGTTGTGATGTTGTGATCAACAATGAGGTTAGTACCAAGCACGTCACCGACAACTGAAGTTGGGCGAGCTGAACCTGATGTGTTCATTGGTGATGCTGCGTTGTAAAGCGCACGACCTGTTGTGTCAGCGTAAGACATAATCTGACCCCATTGTGAAGGTGATGCTACAAGTGCTGATGCGTAATCTCCACCTGTGTTTCCGTAAATCTTTGCAGCGTTTACAGAGATAAATGACTGAAGAGCTGCCGCTGATAGAGCGCGACCATCGTCTTGCTTTCCGCTTGCTGTCAAAGCAGCGATGAGGGCTGTATCTGTTGCCTTCTCGTATGCCTTGCGAAGTTCTGCCATTACGAGTTCCATGAACGCAGGTGAAGAGCGGTCAATAAGCTCGAATGAAATGCGCTGGAGACCAGAGAACTTGTTAATAGTTACTGTGTCATAAGCAGATGTCATGCCTGTTTCTGATGGTGCTACACCCTCATCTGTGTCTGCAACTGTTGGTGCAGTATTTGGTGAAGTTGATGCGTTGGTGTACATGCGAGGTACAGTAAATGAAAGTCCAGAATCAACTAATGCACCACGAGTCGAAGCGTTAAACGCTGGGCGACCTGTAAATGTATCAGTGATGAATGTGTTGAGGTGCTGTGGCAATGTGAGACCAGTATTGGTTGTGCTGGAATCATCTGCTGCGCGAACTGTGCGGCGAGCTTCATCGTCTCCGAGTGCTGCCTTAATGTTTGCTTCTAGGTACTGCGCTGATGTAATTGGAGCTGTGCGCTCTTTTGTGTAGTGTGATGCTGCAACTGTTGGGCGAGCCGCTTCTACTGCCGCTGCTTCAACTGCTGGAGCTTCAACCGGAGTTGTGGTTTCTTCCACTTTTTCGGGCTCGCTTTCTGGTTGGGTTTCTTCAGCAGGGATAACTTCCTCTGCTGCGATCTCTAATACCTGAGCAGACTTGAAAGCCGGTTCAGTTACGAGAGAAACTTCTTTTAATTTCGCGGCTGTGACAACAATGTGTCCATCGCGTGAGGGCTTCGATGCAATAATCTCTGCACCTACTGAAAGACCTGAGACAAGTCCTTCTTGAGCCATAACTAGAGCATCGTTGCCGCCTGTAGAGCGTGAGAGCTTGAAGGTTGCATAGATGCCGTCTGCGCGTGTCTCTGCCGCAATCATTCGACCAATTGGCTTTTTCATATCGTGCTGTGATAGCAGCTTAATCTTTGATACATCTGCAATGTCGATTGAGCCAGCCTCAAATACAACGCCACCCATGTTTGTATTGCCAATCTCGCCTGTACCCATTGGCACGATCTTGCCTGAGATTTCACGGCGTTCTTCGCTACACTCGATTGAGGCTGCTTCGATGATTAGGTTATCCATTAACTGATTCCTTCGCTTCCGTTAGGGGTAAGGTCTGTCATTTCCATCGCTTGCTCTGTTGTGACAAGGCCTAGGGTTAGCAGCTTTTCAATTACCTGAAGTTCAACAAGTGGGTCTGCCTTTAGGAAAGTGTCGAATACTGCAAAGCGGACTTCATGCCCTGATGTGGAAATGTCATTCATTGAAAGGCGCGCCTGTATGGCCTGTACATAAGGCTCAATGGATAGAGCGAAAAATTGCTTGCGCTCATCTTGGACATTGGCGTATGTCATTGTGGTGTTCTGATCTGATGACAAGTAATAGGCTGGCACATTCATAGCGCGAGCAATTTCGGTCGAAAGGTTCTGGATTCCTTCTACCATCATCATTTCTTTAGGTGAGAACTGTGTTGGCTGGAACTCAAGAGTGCTAGTTAGGTAGGCTGTAGAATTGTTATTACGGCTGCGCTTCCAAGCTGCAAGGAGTCCTGAGACTTCATTGGCTGGTAGGTCTGCGCCTGTGTTCTTTAGAATACCTGAAGCCATTGGTGTAGCAGATGCGATAGATGCAGACTTGTTAAGCTGAATCGCAGAGTTAATTGTCTGGCCAGCGCGT